GTTTCCCAGTCACGATCGATGGAAGAAAAAGTTAAGCTTGCTGAGGAAAAAATTGAAGAGGATAAAAAACTTGCTGAGAAAAAAGCAGAGTTTGATGGCCTGTTAAAAGATGGAAAAGCCTGTGAGGCTCAACGCGAATCTTTTATGGAAGGGAATATGGTTGAATACGCAAAAAAAGCCGAGGCCGTAAATCTTTCTGAAAGAGGATCTAGCAATACATCAACCAATAACAACTATGCTGATTCAGACACGCCAGCTCAAGATGAGGTTTTGGCACTTGCTGAAAAAAAAGCATCTGAAAACAAAACCAGTGTTGATGTAGAGATTGAGGCTGTTCTTTCTGAAAACTCAAAACTTAGAGAAAAATACGAGAAAGAAGTAGCACTATAGTTAATTTTATTTAATAATTAATTAAGAAAATACAAGGAAGTAAAAATGGCCGTACACTCAGAACCGAGATTAAGAACCTTTAAGGCAGAGGGCGCTATCCGTCCTTATAGATTTGTTAAGTGGGGAACTGCTAACAATCAAATGCTAGAATGTGATGCTAACGAGAAACCAATGGGAATTTACCAGGGCGAAAGTACGCTTGCCGCAGGTGATTTTGGAGATGTTGCACTTCCTGGCGGCGGAGCCCTATTAGAGTGCGTTGAGGCCGTTACAAAAGGTAAATTTATTACACCAGATGCAGATGGAAAGGGCGAAGTAGTTGACGCCGCCAATGAATACTATGGAGCGATTGCACAAGAAGCTGCGGCCGCCGATGATATTGTTGGTGTTGAGGTAACTCACGCTACTGAATCAGTTTCATCTGATGCTTAATATTTAGTTAACGGAATATAAATTAATATTTTCAAGGAAAAAAGAAAATGGCAGCTCAACAAACAGCGATTATTGATAAGCTTCTAACGAATGTTTCTTCAATGTATGTACCTGAGGGATTTATCTCTGAATCTCTTTTCCCTTCAATCGAATCAGTTCAAAAAACTGGTAAATTGGCAAAATATGGGACTGATCACCTTCGAATCGAAAATACAGTTATCGGCGGTGCGGGTAAATATTCAAGAATCTCAACAATTGTTAGATCACAGTCCAGCTACTCAATTGAGGGCCATGGCCTAGAGGGATTGGTTACTGAAGATGATTACAGTAACGTAGAAAAACCATATGATGCAGAGGCAGATGAGGTTTTAGGACTGACAACCACTATCATGGTTGGGAAAGAAAAAGGCTTGGCCGACACTCTTTCTGATACATCTGTTTTAACTCAAAATACAACTCTATCTGGAACTGATCAGTGGAGTGATTATGCCAACTCTGATCCAATTGATGATTTAATTGTTGGCCGATCAGCGGTTAAAGATGGGTGTGGATTCCCTCCTGATCTTGCAATTATGAGCTGGGAAGTTTTCCAGCAATTAAAATTTCATCCTGGTCTATTGGATGCCCTTGGATTCAAAGATAACAGACCTGGCGGGTTAACTGGTGATGAGCTTGCAAAAGTTCTCGAAGTTAAGCGCGTAATGGTTGGTATGGCAAGCTATGAAAGCGCCAACAAAGGCCAAACAAGTTCATTACAGCCAATTTGGGGAAAACATTTTATCTATGCAAAAATGCCAGCTAAGGCAATGAAGTATCAAACATCCCTAGGATACTGCTTCAAGCTTAAAGGTAGAAAGCCTAGACGTGTTTTCAAGTATGCAGTAAACAATCCTCCTAACTCAAAAGGATTATTGGTTGATGATCATTATGATTACTGCATAACAAACGCCAATGCTGGATACCTAGTTGAAAACGCAATTGCTTAATAAGTAATAATTGGGGGCCTGACGGCCCCCTTTAAAAATAGGAAATAAGAAATGTTAAAGCCTAAGACGCTAATTCTATTATTTTTAGTTTTATCATTCACGGTTATGGCACTGCCCATTAAGAGGCAGTTTCGAGATATGAAGCTTGTCACTCAACAACTGGTTGAAAAGCAAAGTTTTACAAATCCTGCGGCCGCAGGAACTGCAGACGTTTTATCAGCTGATGCAGGGGCCACAAGCGCCGCCGCTGCTTCACAGACAACATTTGTTGCCCAGCCAGACCTGCCAAGAAATTTGAGCATAACACCGGCCGGAACAACCGCAGATGTTGCAGATGGATGTACGGTAACAGTTGCCGGAACTGATTTTCACAATGAAACAATTAGCGAAGCCTATTCGATTGTTGATAACCAATCAACTGCAAGCGTTGGATCAAAAGCCTTTAAGACAGTTACTAGTGTTAGCTGGGCCGCTGGATGCGAAGAGGGTTCTTTTGGCGCAACATGGAGTGTTGGGTACGGAGAGAAGCTAGGACTTAAAAGATGTCTTGCCAATGCTGGCGATATTCTTTTTAGCTTAATTGATGGCGCAAAAGAGGGTACTGCACCAACAATGGCCGCTGATTCGGCAAACATTGAAGGGAACACAGCAGACTTTAATGGCACCATGGATGGAGCATCTGACTTTGTTCTATATTTTTTCCAAAATTTTGCTAAGTCTTGTTTCCCGTAGGATTTAAAAGATGAAAGCACTTAGAAATTTTAAATGCAATGGCGTAAAGAAAAAATCTGGCCAAGAATTATCAAAAGAAGATTTAGAAAAAATCGGCGATAAGTTTTTGGCCGATTTAAAAGCAAAAGATATTATTAGCGGCTCACTTGAGCCTCTTGGTGATCCCGAGCCATCCAATGATGAAAAATCGGATGATGACTCCGATGAATCCGATGGATTGGATGAGTTGGACCGCGAAGGTCTCTTTGAATTTGCTAGTGATCTTGGCCTAGAGCCTCATCACAGAGCTGGAGAAGATAAGCTCAGAAAGCTAATTAGGGACCATAATAAGAAATAATGAAAAATGGCGTATTCTCTAAATTCAGATGTAATTGATGAGTTTAAAAGTCTAGACACGACAAATGGTGTTATTGATACCACTAAAATTGATGAATGGATAGATCAGGCAGACGCCTATATAAATGGCCGAATAGGACTTTTGTATGAAACTCCAGTTACCGGAACCGAATCATTAAAAGTTCTAAAGCAAATATCCATTGGCCTAGTAGCCCAAAGAATAGTTCATATATTAGAAACTAAATCGATTACTCCAAAGGGTGATCAGGCAATTCCAAAAGACCTAATTACAGAGGCCAAGGAAAAGCTTCAAATGATTGTTGATAGGCTTTTATTGTTATCAGACGCCACTGAAAGATCAACTGAGCAAGGCGTAAGAAGCTACACTGAGGAAAACACAGTTACGAGAAAATTCGATCAAACTAAAGACCAGTGGTAAGCCATGGCCAATGAATCATATATTGTCGATGCCGATAAGAGATTTCAGAGGGCACTAAAAAAGGCTTCTGATCAGGTTGATGATTTAAGAGTTCCATTTAAGCTAATTACTAGGTCATGGTTTAAGTCAAATAGATCATTTTTTATATTAAAAAGCGCAGGGCTTTTTGAGGATCTAGCAGAAAGCACTAAAAAACAAAAAACAAGATTGCTTGGAAGTCCATACCCAATATTAAGGGGAATTACAGGAAATTTGGAAAAATCTATAACTAATCCAAGCGATTCTGGATCTGTAAATTTAATAGTTAATAAAAAAACACTAATACTTGGTACTCAGGTTCAATCTAAAAAGGGTGCCCCATATCCATTCTTTTTACAGGATGGAACTAGCAAGATGCCTGCTAGACCATTTATAATAATAGGTGGTGAGCAGACCTCCACGGCCCCCATAAACAGGCGCAGAGAGGCATGGATTAAGCTTATAAGTGATTATGTTTTTAAGGTGTCAAAAAAGAACTTTGGTAAATAATGGCAAGACATGATTTTGAAGAAATTCTAGATAATGTTAAAACGATTATATCTGATAATCTTAGTACAAAATTGACCGCCATAACTACGGATAAGGGCGACTCCATTGTTTTGCCAACCCTCAACTCAGAGGCTTTTTTTATTCAGACGCTTGATGAGAGAATAGCTAATTTTGATCCATTTCTAGTTTATGGAATATCCAACATAGAAAATGAGTCAGTATCAAATGGTGGCCACACAAGCCAGAAGATATTTATAGAATGTACAATGGTTTTGGCCGATAATGGTCGATCAGATATAAATAGAATCATGTTTAGATATGCCAGGGCACTTAAGGAAATATTCGAGGAAAACTGGCAAATCTTGGATAGTTCAACTAGAATAAATGTAACGCAATCTAATGTCGTGGGTTTTGAAAATCTTGATTCAAGTGCGACTTATAAGGCGTCGGGCGTAGAACTGGAAATTAACTTAGCTTAAGATAACAAGGAAGTATCACAATGGCATTATCAGCACCTAGATCATTATACGGAGTATGTACGGTTTCACCATACAATAGGACCACAGGATTATTTTATGGGGAGCTTAGGGTTTTAGAAAACTCTTCTTTGGCCGTAACTGGTGAGCTTATCAGCCTACAGGGTGGATCAAATAAGTTTGACTGGGCCGTAGAAACTGGAAACTTTACGTCTGAATTAACTCTTAATTTTATGGAATTTCCTGATTTTGTTTTCGAGCTATTTGCTGGGAACGCGCCAACTGCAAATTCTGCAGAGGCAAGTGGTAGTAATACTGCGATAACAAATAAAAATGGAACTTCAGTTGTAAATGCATCTACTGGTATAGCGTCAGTTTCCGCCGAGTCAGGAAGTGAAGCCGATTTAAAATTTGGTAAATATGTTGTAAAGGCTGCATCCGCAACAACCGTTGATGTTTACTATTCAAGTGATGTTGATATCAATAGGGGTACAAACGGATCATTCCAAAATGATCTTTTAAAAATTACTGCAAGTGCATTAACAATTCCCGGAACAGGCGGAACGGTTTCTATTCCTAGTTTTGGGCTAGAGTTCACAGGTGGATCAGGAACAGTTGCAATGACCTCCGATGACACAGCAACATTTGAAGTTAGACCTCAAAATACTGCATCAATGGATGTGACAGTTGGCCAACTTGCTGATCAGTTATTCCCTGAATTTGGAGCAATTATCATGGCCAACAAAAGGTCAAATGGTGAGATGTTTGAAATAGATGCCCTTAGATGTATCGCATCTGGGCTTCCAATTGGATTAAATAGAAATGCATTCTCTCCTGCAGAGGTAACTGTTAAATTAATGTATGACCAAGATCAAGATGGTGTGTATAAAATCCGACATGTAACGCCTACTACGCCATAGACAATACCCTACCTAGCTAAGGGGCTCTATTTGGGCCCCTTTTTTCTTCTTAATGAATATTCTTTTAGGTGGTCTGGATCTATCTCTTTCCTCACTGCATTCATGGCGTGATAAATTAAATAAAGAGATACATTGCCATTGGCATATTTCTTGGCAAGCCACCTAATCCTGTTTTTTTCAAACTCGGATACTCTTATTTCAATCTTTTCAGTTAATTCTTTTTTTCTTGTCATGACAAACTTTCACTAATAACATTGTCGAAAAAACCATATAATAAGTAAAGAGGTATAAATGGAATTGTCGGAATTAGTGCCAAGAGATAGTAAATTTTTTCTAAGGAAAGCAGATAGGGAATTTACAATTAGGCCATTTGAATTAAGAGATGAGATATGGCTTCAAGAAAAATATGGAGATGCCATACAGGATGTCTTTGAAAAAATTAATATGGTAGAAATTTCAAGAATAGCATTTAGACAATTAACCATTGAAGATAAGCAATTTTTTAAAAAGCAGGAAGTTAAAATTGTAAATGAAGAGGGTGACGAGATAACTGAAATACTTGGCGGATTGGATCTTTTTAGATCATTAATTTCTGGATGGGGTGAAAAAACGGCAATCATAGAGGCCCTAGGAAAAAGCCTTGGAATGTCTAGGCCGGAACAGGTTGAACATAAATCCGCAGAAAAAAAAACAGTGAACCAATAGAGTGGGATGAAATTTTTGATTTATTATCAAGTGAATATGGATGGGATACAGAATACATATTAAGCAGGACAATGAAAGAGGTGTACTGGAGAGTTGTTTCCATCCACAAGAGAATAAACAAAGAAATAGATTTTCAACTTGCAATAAGAGGCCATCAGCCAGTAAGTGGTGAAAATCAAAAACCCAAAAAGCTCACGGATGAGCAGGAAAAAGCCATGGCCATAGCATTGCAAAGGGCCAAAGAACGGAAGGCAAGAGAGTATGGCAGAAAAGTTAACAATTGAAATTAATGGCGATGTTAAGAAGTATAAAAAATCATTAAAAGACGCCGAAAAAGAAACCTCAAAATTTTCTGGATCAATAAGCAAATTGGCAGCGCCAACCGCCATTGCCGTTGCAGGCATTGGTGCCGCTATTGCTGGTGCCGTAAACGAGGCAGGAAAGATTGAGGGAATAACAACTCAATTTGAAGTATTAACAGGAAGTGCAAAAGAAGCTGCCAATATCGTAAAAGACTTGCAGGAATTTTCTGCAAATACACCGTTTCAATTTGCTGGCATAGCAAAGACCGCCCAGCAATTAATTGGATTTGGGTTTGAGGCCGAAGATGTAAAGGATAAATTACAACAAATTGGAGATGTCGCATCGGCGGTTGGAAAACCAATTGATGAGATTGGATTAATATTTGGCCAGGTAAGTGCCGCAGGTAAATTAACTGGTGAGAGACTATTGCAATTCCAAGAAAGAGCAGTTCCCATTGGCCCAGCAATAGCCAAAACTATGGGGGTTGCTGAAACCGCTGTTAAAGATCTTGTTTCTCAAGGAAAGGTTAGTTTTGAAATTTTTGAGAAATCATTTGCATCACTAAGCCAAGAGGGTGGAATTGCCTTTGAGGGAATGATTAAGCAATCAAAAACATTTGGCGGATTATTATCAACTGTTAGCGATAATATATCATTATTTGCCGCAGACGTTGGAAAAGAGCTGCTGCCAGCAGCAAAGGCAATCGCGACTGAATTTTTAAATGTATTAAAAAACATTAGAGAAACAGATAATTTCATAGTTAGGTCTGCAAAGTTTTGGGGAAAAATAATAAAAGACTCCTTTACAACTGACTCGAAAGAGGCGGCAAGATCTCTCAGTGAAATAAATAAAGAGCTTGAAAAAGTTGATCAGAATATTGCCACATTAGAAAGCCAAATAGAAGCTGGAAAAGATAGCAGCTTTTATAACTCTTTTTTAGGTGGCGCAAAAGATGATATGCAAGAATATGGAAACTCACTTGCAAGGAGAACTGAGCTTTTAAAAGAGCAGGCCGAGGCTGAGCAGCTATTGGCAGACACAAAAAGAGAGGAGGAGCTAGAAAAAGACCAAGAGCATGAAGAAAATAAACACGCCATAAAAGATGCATCAAAAGAAAGAGACCTTGAAAGAGAAGCCGAAATTGAAAAGATTAAAAAAGATAAATTAAAAAATCTCTTTGATGCGAAAAGAAAGTTAGAAGTTGAGGATCTAAAAGCGTCTGTTAAAGAGAATAATCAAAGATTAAAGGATGAGGTTAAGCACGGAAAAGCACTTGCGCAAGCAAAGGCATTTTTTAGATCTCAAGAGTTTAAGGGGTCAATGATGCTCTTGGATAATCTTGCCACCCTTGGAGCCGCTGGCAGTAAAAGACTTGGCAGAATTGCTCAAGTTGCATCAATGGCCAGGGCAACAATGAATATTGCCCAAGGGGTAACAAAAGCCCTTGCTGATTTTGGCCCCATATTAGGCCCCGCACTTGCTGCATCCACAATTGCCGCTGGTGCAGTTCAATTACAAGTTATATCTCAGCAAAAATTTAGAAAAGGCGGAATGTTTACAGGTGGAATTCCAGGAATGGATTCAATACCCGCAGTGGTTCAACAAGGGGAGATAATAGCGCCCACTAAAAACTTTGAGGAAGTAATTGGATCAGTTAGGGCCAAGCGTGAAGCAGAGAATCTTGGCGGTGGTGCAGTTGGTGCAAATCAGACAGTTGAAGTTTTGGTTAGCTATGACTCACCAGAGGCAAGTCAAATTGTAACCATTAGTCAGGTAGAGGATACCGCACTAGGTATAAGTCAAGATTCATTTAAGGAGTCAGTATAATGGCGATTTCAGGCGGAATAAAATTTTTTAAGAAATCAAAAATATTAGATGCAACTGTAGTTTCAAATACATCTGGTGATGCAACTGCAGAAAACTTGCTTGATTCAAACAAAGAAACATTTTGGAGGTCGGTAGGATCAGATGATACCACCACAGAAGAAATTGTTATTACATTCGCCGAGGCGAAGACAATTGATAGATTATTCTTGGTTGATTTTAATGGCCTTGATTTTAATGTTCAATATGACAGTGGCGGATACACTCACTTTGCAAATGTAACAGACCTTGACGGATCACAGACAAATATAACTAGAACAGATTATGCAAAAGATACATACTATGCCGAATTTGATTCAGTTAGCACAACAATGATCAGGATTCAAATTTTAAAAACTCAAACTGTGGATGATGAGAAATATATAAATCAAGTTGTCGTAACAGAGGAACTTTCAACATTGGTTGGCTACCCGATGGTTAAATCAATTAAAATTGATAGGCAATTAAGATCTAAAAAAACACTTTCAGGTAAATACTCAATACAAAAATCACTTGAGTCATTTGGCTATAGATTGTCATTTAAAGATTATCCATCATCATCAACCTACAATGTTGACATTGATGCCGTATTGGCCCTCCACGATAATGAAGATCCATTCATTGTCTGGCTTTGTGGTGGTAGATATTTGGCCAAGCATTTTAATTATGTTCTTAGGGGCTTTAGGCTTAAAGATGTAGTTCAAATGCAGGTAAATAAAACGTATGACTTAAGCTATACAAATAATACATATAACAATCCGTTAAATATATCTGCGGTTGATTTGGTTGAGCATATATAATGACTGATTTCACCTCAAAACAATATAAAGTTTATCTTACGCCTAGGACAGCAGAAAATACCTATGGAACTGAGGTTGAGGTTTCTGCAGAGATATTATTTAACGGCATAAAAACCATGAAAAAATCAATTGATTCTGGTGATTATCAGGTTGGCGTGTATACTTACGGTGATATATCTCTGAAGGTTTTCAATAAAGATGGTAAGTATAATGATGAATTTGATACTAGGTCTATATTTAAATTTTCAAGAGATTTGGCGAAAATTAGGGTTGATTACTCTGATAA